TCCAGAAACAAAGGTTGCAGCAGTTCCGGCTAGAGTGCCAGAAAGAGTTACTGAACCTTCTTTGATATACCATATAGCAGCCAACGTTCCAGTTACTGCAACTGGTCCAGCAGAAGCAGATGGCATTACGAAAAGTCCATAAGCTCCACCACCACTATCGTTTGTTGCGTAAGCTGGAACTTGCCAACCTGCTTTTCCAGCAGTAACTGCATTTGAATTTTCTGTTCCAAGAAGTCTAATGATATTTACAGCAGGAGTATTGGTTAGCCATGCCATCGTAGCATAGCCTGCATACATTGTACCTACATAATTTCCATCTCTCCATACATCTTCTGATGAGCGGCCTGGAACTGGCTCGCCAAATATCTCAACCAATTGTGCTTTGGAATTAATATAGACAGGACGTAATGCTGGACCTTTTTCAAATCTACCAATTATGGTTGGACCTACAAGGTTAGAAGTAGCAGGTAATTGTGATTTATCAATTTCCTGTACTTGTACGCCTGGGGAAACAAATCGGTAAGAAGATACTGACATATGAATGATACTCCTGCTTTATTTTTATTTATCAGTAATAAATAGTAAAGGAAAGCCGAAAAGTCATTATTATCTATAAGATGTTTTGTTTTTGGAAGTATTTAAGAAATCTGATATGTCTCCGACAATAACTCTTTCTCTTGGAAACTTTACTTCTACAGCATTTTCTCTTATTACAATTTTTGGTGTCTCTTGATTTTTGCCATCACCAATTAGATAACCAATAACTTCTATGGTTATTGCCGCAGAATAGTTTTTTCTTTCTTCATTTAAAGCAGATGAATTATTCTCAAACGCAAAATCACCTTTTATAAAGGCATCGTATTTGTGCTGTTCTCTTTCTATTTGAATGTATCTTGTGTTGCCATTTTTGGTAAAGAACGGAATTGTTATTTCATTTAGCTGTTGCAAATAATCTGCCTTAACATTTATTTGGTAACTTACTACAACATGAACTGGAATTGGAATTGTAATGGTTTGATATACAACTTTTGGTATTGTTTGTCTTTGGGTTCTGTTGTCATATAATGGATAAACACGATTGTCTCTTCTTTGCGAAGTTCTTATCTCTGTACCTTCTGTTGTAGTTCGTTTCATTTGTGCGGCATTTACAAAGTTTGAAGTCTTTTCTTGATTGATTCTTCTTGCTATTGTGATAGTACCACCTTTTTCATCGTCTATTGGTCGAATGTTTGCAGGTATTGATCCTGTTTTGGTTGGGTCTTTATTGATTGATTTTCTTTCTACTATAATCAAAGGAAGTTTTAGCATACCAGATGAATCCCGAATATCTTTGTTTGATTTTAATTGATGTGCCCGCTCGGCAGCAATCCAAGTAATAGGAACCTTTTTCCAACCACTCTCTGACTGACAATGAATATCCATCTTTTCGTTAAGCCAATCATACAAAGCAAAATCAATTGTTTCGATTGTTGATGGCATAAACGTTATTTCTGCCAATGGAACGTCAGACATTCATTTATCCTGTGTAAATGTAGATAGGAATTTTCTGTGATATCTTTTGCATATCATCAGATTTCTTACCTTCAATCTCCGCAATCTTGTGGTAGGTTAGTTGATCAAGAATCTTATTCAATTCTTCTTTTAATTCTTTTTTCTCTTCTTTTGCTTCTGACATTAGAGCCGTACCGTTTAGGGTTACGGTTTCACCAGGGATTGGAATTGTTGCAAACTTAGAGCGAACTTGACCTAGCATTTCTTTGCAAATTGCAAGAGCATATCTTCTTGCCCATTGTTTGCCTATGGAGTTAATGCTCGTATATGGCAGATTGACGAATGGTAGCGTATTAACGTTGTTTATCCCACCTACCTGCACGTTCATCGATCCTGATGCTACCCAGGGGCTTATTTCGTTTGTTATAGAGAACTCAACCCAAAAATTATCAATATATACATCTGGAGGTGTTGGATAGATTCTTAGTTTGTTATTTTTTATCTCATAAGAGAAATGAGAGTTTCTTGTATAAATTGAAGTTTCATACATTATTGCTTGAAGTTTGTTTTGCCAAACTGGAACAACTTCATAAGTTGAACTATCAGAATATTGACCATAGTTGGATAGATTCCCAATAGTATTTAGTCCTCCGTATTGTCCAAAGAATCTCCACATTGCATTAGCAGTTTTATAAAATACCTTTCTTACTATTACTCTTTTTGAGCCAACTTTTCCTGCGAATGGTACGGAACCTCCACTAGCAGGATCGGAGTTGTTTAGCGATGATGACTCTATAATTGCTTGCAAATCATAATCTTGTACCTGTGGAATGATTGCAAAAGAAGCAGAGTAAATTTGTTGTGTTGATCCAAATCCGGCTTCCAGCGAAAACGCATCGCCATACCTTGTAAGGTAATCTAACGAATAAGCAGGGAAAGCCAATTGTGGATTTGTTCCAGATAAAATAGAACCAGAAGTGAATTCTCCATCTGAATTGAAAGATCCTGTTTGTTTGCCTAACAAAGAAGGTAAAGCATTTAAAGACTGATGAAGATTTACTATGTAGGAATATTCTAGTATTGATTCTTCATAAGCAGCATACACGTTTCCTGCTGTTATTTCTATGTCTAACATATCTCCACCAAGCTTCTTATAGACATAAGCAACTTGGTCTGCTGCCCCAGACAAGAATTCTGGAACATTAGAATAGATTCCAAACGGCAATGTTGCAGCAACATCCGTTGTAACTCCCGTAGATGACAGGACAATTGCGCTAATCGTGCTAGCAGGAGTTAGAGTTGGAACTGCCATTAAATTAAAGTTACCTTTCTATTAAGTAGTGTCAAATAAAAGAAACTCTTATTCCAATAGGGGTTATGACTAATCAATAAAATAAATATTTTCACAAAGAGAAAAGAAGAAACCCCCAAACCATTTCTGATTTGAGGGCTTCTTTTTGTTAATTTAGTTTAAATACTAAGTATTTATGTTAAATTATGCGCCTGACTCACCGATAAGGCCACGAATAATGACAAGACCGTACATATCTGGTTTTATCATTTTCTTTGCGTATCTCGTTATGACGCCTTTTCTTGGGATAAAGTCATCAGTACCAAAGATGGTAGGAGTTACTTGAAGTGGGACGTAAGGAGCATAGACATATCCGCTTTCGAGGAATGACGATCCTTTGCGACCTACTAGAATAACGTTACGAAGGAAGTATGGATCAACATACACATCAAATTTCTTTGAAATGGAACCAACATTCACTGCCCCAATCTCACCCTTCTCATCTTCGTGAGTTACTTTGGCCCGGAAGCCAGCAGTAAATTCTAGAACATTGGCAACTTCTGGTCCGCAAACAATGAAGTTTGCACCACCACGAAGATTCTTTCTGTGAATTTGGGCTGAAACATCATTGATCGTTTCGATCAAAGTCTCATACCAAGAAGACACGGTGCCAGTGAAATCTGGTGCTTTTGCAGAAGCGCCAATTTGTGCGCCGGTTATCCGATTTAGGAACATTCCAGGGGAACGTGACCAATAGAATGATCCAGCAGTTGCGCCTTTCACTAGGTCTTCAAGGATCTCACGATCAATTTCAAGACCAATTTGCTCTGAAAGAATCGAAGTAAGCTCTACTTCTGCATCCAAGTTATGGTAAGCATTGAGGTCTTGTCCAAGCTCTGGTGACCATTTTGCTTTGAGTTTCTTGGTCATAGCAGTGATTGACACAGAATCTACTCTGATATCAATCTCTGGGATTCCAGATACACCTTCAAGTCCCCATGTTGCTTGACCTGCAATGGCTCCAAGTGCATTTGCAGCACCAGCAGCTACCGAAGTTCCAAATGCGTCCATGATTGGAGCAGTGGCAGCAGATACGCTATCAAGACTTGATGAGAGAAGAGTACTAGCCTCTGAGCCAGATGCTTCAACAACAAATATTACTTTTGTTGAGTTAGTTGGATCTACTCTCGTAAGTCTGCGAACTTGACGACCATTTGCAAGTGAAGTTAGGCTTATTGCAACTAAATCTTGAAGATTGGCTTGTCCGGTAACAAGTTCCGAAACTGGTACAGAAGCTACTGCGAAGGTTGAACCGCTAACCAAGTCTGCGTCATAACGAAGCAAGCTTTCAAGAGCAGTGTAAGCAGCAGTACCACCACCGAACACCGGCACGCCACCATCAGTAACTGAACCAGAAGCTACTATAATAGTACCAATTGCCATTGAACCAGTTGCTGAGCTATAGCCGTTGTTTAGGCTGTAGAAACCCTTCTCTGCATTGGCGCCAGTTAGACTAACACCACCAGTGATTTGTTGTCCAAGAACTCCACCACCATATAGTGAATCGTTTATTCCGTAGCCAAGTCTAGGAGCACCAGCAGTATCTGAAACCTTGAAGTCAAGGAAGAAGATAAGACCTGATGGAAGTGACATTGGTTGAACAGAAACAAGATCGTTGGCAATAAGACCAGCGAACACTCTGCGAACGATTGGGAATGCTACGGCAGCAAATCCCTCTACGTCACCACCGGACATAGTATTTGACTCACGAAGTAACTCTTTTGCTTGGTTTTCAAGTAAGCGAGCCATTGTGTGTTTGTTCCGCTCATTGGAAATTCCTTCCAGTAAGCCGGTTTTTTCCCATTTTGAAAGAAGGGCAGTCCCTTCCTTGGATAGATCTCTATTGACCATACCCTCTGTTAATTTTTCTATGATTGACATAATTAATAACTCCTTTAGTTTTTATTTTTAATGCCTGCAAGTCGTTGCAATCTATCCAGTTGAGGAGTTGAAACTTCTTGTTGTCTTGACCTGAATAATGAGGTTGATGTTCTATCGATTGCTTCGCTTAATGATTTTGGAGTTGAAACTTTTTCACTCGACATTGTGCTTTGAAGTGTTTCAAATATTACTTTTGCTTCATTTGCTGTTTTTGCGTTTGACAACGATTCGACAAGCTTTTGTTTTTGTCGCTCATTCAAGGAGTTATTGTTCAAAACACGGTTAGTGTAAAGCAATCTCGCATTTGAGGTTGTTACACTTTCTAACTTTTCTTGTAAGGTTACCAACACACTTTCGTACTTTTCAGCTTTATTTGCAAGTGCTTCTGTGATAGTTGCTATTCCTTCCAATTTCTTTTGATAAGAAACAATTCGACCTTTAAGGGATTTGTTTTCTTTTTTAATTTCTTCATTTTCATCTTCAAGTTCTAATGCTACTTTCTTAGCCTTTGCTACATCTTTTGCATGTTCAACTTCAAGATTATTTGCTGGATATTCAGTATTGCCATATGCAACTTCTCTTGCATCAACATTTAATGTTTCATAAATATCTAATAGTTCTTTCTTATCTATTGTATATGCATTTCCTTCTTGCATAGCTTTTTGAAGCTCTGGGAAGAGTTTATCTTCTCTTTTCATTGTTACTCTGTCGCCAGGGCCACCAGTCATTTCTGCTTCAGAACTTATTTCGTCTGCAAGTTTGTTTAGGTCAAGTTCAATAGTTTCTTCATCTTCTGGGCAAGCACAAAGCTTTTCTCCGTCAGCATGAGCAAAAGAAATATCTTTTGATATATCATCTGGTGCTGCTGCTGGATCAAGAGGCATTGGCATAGCATCCATTGGATCATCTTGCTCCATAAGTGATCTTAGGGCCTCTTTAATTTCTAAAGAATACTTTTCTAATACTAATGCTTCTGCATTTTTTAATGCGGCTTCTTTTAAAGCTGTTGCATCTATGATGGCTTCATCTAACAAAGACATTAATAAATTCTCCAATAATTGTATTATTTAAAGTAAGTAGTGAGTAAAAATGAAAAAAGCTAAATCTTTTAAATTACTGATATAAAACCTTTCGCTATTGCAACTAATTCGTCACCATTATAGCAATTGAACCTTTGGAAAAGTTAAATACCACTGAACATAAGTAGCTTACACAAATAAAAAAGGGAGTATCCCCAAAAGGATACTCCCCAAAAATCTACTAATCTTAGATTAGAAGACGAACCAGTTAGAACCGTTGGACACTAACATAACGGCTGCGTATGGTGATTCTAACGAGATGGTGGATACTCCGTCAATTGTCTCGGCACCATTCCCATCAAGAACAACCACGTTTGCAGAACCTTCTGATTTTTTGATCTTTAGGAACTTACCAGAATAGTCAGAAGCTGCTGGAAGGGTTGCAGTAAATCCTGCTGCTGTTGCGTCACAAAGAACGACAGCAGAGCTTATTACTCCAGCTGTTGATAGGGTTTGAATAGATTCAGAAATACCCGCTGCGGATATTAATGCATTAACTTTCAAGTCAGCATAGGTCACTGCATTGATAGTAGTAGCAGTATGTACCGAATCAGTTCTTGCAAAAGCAAAGTGTGCTTCTGAATTATCCCAGAACATTACTGGATCATTGCTTGCGGAAATGCTCATCATTATACCACGATCCCCATCGACTACTGCACCAGCAGAAGCTGAGCCTAGCAAAATGACAGGATCTTTCAACATAACGCTGGTAGAATCCACTGCAACTTGTGTGCCTGCTACGAACAAATCACCACTGATGGTAACACTGTCTGAGAAGGTTCTATCTCCAGCGATAGTGCTCTTTAAAGCAAGGCCGCCTGGAATAATTTCAAGGGCTTGCGAGCCACTTAGCGTAAGAGCAATACCGTTAGCTCCTACAACTATACCAGCATTGTCAGAAACTACTGTGAGAGTTGAAGCTATTCCGCTTCCAAGAACGCCAGAGCTATCACCAGTCATACCTGCACCAGCAGCAATTGACCAAGATACGTTACCTTGGGTTGCTGTATTTGAACCTATTCCGTAGATTACTTGGAGCGAACCAACTGCACCAGAGGTAGCCGTTGCGGAAAGTCCATTCCCAGCTACTGATGATGAAAGTATAACTTTATCATTTATGATATTGATTGCTCCACCACGATCCACGCTAAGAACGCCAGCAGTATAAGCAAGTCCGCTCCCAGCTACTGATGAAGTCAATGATATAACACCGCTGTCATATTGAACACCGTCTGTTGCTGAAAGATGTGCTCTTACTTCTGCTGCGCTTGGGCCAGTGTAAGTAAATACGCCGGCAGCGTAAGAGAATGAACCATCACCACCAGCATCTACTGCTGAAAAATGTGCTCTTGCTTCTGTAGCACTTGGACCAGTGTAAGTAAATGCACCAGTTCCAGAGCTATAAGAGAATGAACCATCACCACCAGAATCTACTGCTGACAACATAATTTTGCTAGCATGAATGCTACCAGAAAGAACTTTTTCGTTGGTAATAGCGGCATCTTCGATTTCAGCAGTTTGAATCGATGAATTTGGAAGTGCAACTGCACCTACTACCGAAAGCCCACCAGCCGCAATGTTTAAACCGGCTGAAGATGAGAGTTCGCCTGAGTGTTTGTATGTACCTAACGAGAATTTATAAGACATTTATGTGTTTGCTCCTTACGCAAAATGCAGTTGGATTTGTTCTGAACAAAACTAACTGCATCAACTAATAAGTAGTAGCTTGCGATGGCAGAAGTAAATAAATATTTCTTTATTTAATTAATAAATTTTTAATAAATAAACCACTTACTCACTCCATTGGTATAAATATTTAAAGAAGAAAATGGAGATTCAATGGTTACATTAGTTTCGCCATCAATAGTGTCTATACTTGATGCACTAATAATAATGTTGTTAATATCAGCGACTCCACCTTCATCTTTTATGACATACGTTCTTCCGGACGTTGAACCAGATGCTATTGGTAAGCTGATTATAATTGAGGATGTTACGTTTGTAGTAATAACGCCAACGAAATATTGCGAGTATTCTAATGCACAAGACGCTGTTACAGCAATTCTCTTTAAAATTTGAGAATCTGTTTTGGTTATTTCACTAACAACAACGCCTGTTTCTATTTGATTGGAAAATGTTTGATTACCAATTGTTTTGTTCTTGCCTTTGCTGTATTTATAAGACACTTGCTATACCTCGGATTAAATTACGAACCATCCAGTAGTTGTTTTGTACAAATTGATTGAAGCGTAGTCCAAATCTATTTCTATAAAAGATTCGCCATCAATAGTCTGACCAACAGAAGCTGAAACTTTAATTGGATTTGTATCAGCAAGACCGCTAATGTCTTTCATTATATATATTCTTCCTTGCTGAACGGACGCAATACTTGGCATAGTTACAACAATACCAGAATAATTTGTGTCTATACTTAAAATGAAATCAGTGCTTGTAACTGCGTAGCTACCAGTAATTGTTGTTACTTGATTGACTAGTTGCGAACTTGAAACGCTGGAAATTATTCCAGTGATTAAAACACCATTTACCGTTAGGCTTCCTGTTATATTTAAGCTGCCTGTTATTCTGGTGATATCGGTAGCTTCATCTCCAAGCGTGGTTGAGCCATAAACAATAGCGTTATGAGTTGCGGTCAAAGAAGTAAAAGAACCAGCACTAACTATAGTTGAAGTACTGGATACCGAGCCTGTTGAAATTGGAGCAATCTCAACAATTGTAGCCGAAGTACCTGCACTAAATTGAGGATTAAAAATTCCTTCTCTTGCTCTAATACAATTTGCTACTACTTCAAATTTGTTTTCTACTTGCCCGAATAATTGTTTTGGCTCGCTAAGCTTTACAATCTCATAGTATCTGTCTCCGTAAAGAACATAGTCTCCTTCACGGACAAACAGGTTTTGATCTTCTGTTAGTCTTTTCTTATGAAAATGTATTTCGATTGAGGTAGCTTTATCTATGCCAGCATTGGCTGTATAAGATTGTGTTTGTCCTTCCCACTTTACAAGAGCATAAATTCTTACAGGAGGAAGAAACGTCTTTTCTATTGATTCTCCATAAAGAGGATGGAAATTCGAACGATCTATATCAATGGAAAAATAAACAACCTGCTGACCAATGACTCTTTCAATAAGTTCGTCGTTTATCTGCTTGACTAACCTTCTCTCCTTCTCCCCAGCGAACATTGGAGGAGGAGGAGTTTCAGGTTGCGACCAAGTGGTTGTTGATTTTTTAGGTCTTGCCATTAATAATAAATAGAATGAAAAGTAATTCTATTCTGTTATTGTTGCTTTGTGTTCTAAATTATTGATATCAATTACAACAATAAGATGGATAGTTGCAGTAGCCGTTCTTAATATACAGATTCCGTCTATTATTACTAGTTCAGTTGTCATAAATAATTATACCTATATAGTTGAAATGATGTAAAAGGAAGTCAGACCATCTGTTGTAATCGTTGCACTACCCGATGTAGTTGCAATTTGTAGCCCGCTTTGTCCGTCGATTGTTTGCGACCCGCTTGGTAATATCAATATTTGTTTTCCAGCTACTCCCGCATAACCAGCAGTATCTTTGAAAGTTATCGTTTGGCCTGAATAATAAGTGTTTGCTGCTCCCAAGCTAGCAGTAACTGCGCTAGCAGAAGTGTTTATGGAGCATATGTAAGAATTGGTTGGAACTGCAAAATTTATTGAGAAATTTTCAAACCTACCTGCAATTCCACCAGTGCTAAAAATGCTACCTGATACAGTTGCAGTACCAGAAACGTTCAAACTGCTACTTGCGTAGATGTTGCCAGATGAATCCATTTGAGTGCGAACTATTGTACCAGAACCATTTGTTGTTCTGATTGCCGTGCCTCTAGCTTGAACAAATGAATATATATCGACTGTACCACTTAATGTAGCTGGCCCAACAATTGTTAAGCTATTGCCTTGAACATTCGCAGAAGCGGAAAGATTGTTTGCAGATATGTTGCCAGTGGAAGTTATATTTGTTACTGTTAGATTTGTAAATAGGGCTGTTGAACCTGTAACGATAGAACCAGTTATAGTTGTAAATTGTGCAGTTGACCCTGTTATTGATCCTGTAACGACAACAAATCTTGCAAATGTACCACTAACAATATCCCCCAATATCGAACCGGTAAATTGGTGTGTATCAGAAATATCATCACCAAATATTGTTGAACCAGATTTGAAGATTTGCGAGGAAGACACAATAAGATTGTCTGCTCTTAAAGTTCCTGTTAAATGTAAGGTATTAGTATTGTAATCAAACGTCAGATTTGATGAAGCAGCAAAAGAAGATCCTGAGTTATATTGGATCTGCTTATTTGCTCCTGCCGGCGCTCCTGTTCCTACATAGGTTGAAGCTGATATAGTTCCAATCAAAGATAAAGTATTTGTGGCAGGATTAAATATAAGATTAGAGGAACCAGATAATATCTGAGAACCAGAATTAAACTGAACAGAATTAGTTGGTCCGTTTGCAACCGAAGAAGTAAGCGAACTATTTATAAATGCCCAGCCTAATCTCATCTTATCCTACTCCTACAGAACCTGACCAATTTGGAAGGCCAGTTGGACCAGATCTATCAAGTAGATTGTTATCAATATTTGTTAGTTCGGCAAATACAGAAGCACTTGTTGGAGTTGCTGTATGAGACAATAAAAATACTGATGCTACTTTAACTCTAAATTCTTGTGATGGAAAAATAGTTGTAGATGTAGCAGCAGGGATTATAAAATAGTTAGTATTTTTAACTCCATTAGAAGAAAATCCAACTCTTAAAGCAGAAGCAGTATTCACATTTGATACTACAATTCTTTGGGTTACATCTGGAAAGGAAACCTCACTAGGATTTCCAGAGGATGCAGGTGCTGCAATACTTGAAGTTGCGAACGGAACTCCTGATACTTGATATGAGCCAACATTACTTACTCCTACGCCATATGGATAACTAGCAGACATTTTCTAACCTCTCTTCTTATTATAATTACTATCGTTATTAGAATTTATCTTTTTTTGAAACTCTCTTTCACGTTTTTTTTGTTTTTTAATTCCTTCAAGTTTTGCTTTTCTTCTTGTAACCGAAGGTTTTTCATAATATCTTCTTTCTTTTACTTGCTCAATAACTCTTTCTTTCTTTACTTTTTTGATAAATCTTTTTAACATTTTCTCAAAAGGTTCGCCTTTCTTTGGTACAACCTTAACATTTGTGTGCGTATTCTTCTTAGACATATAAACCTCTCATTTCGTTTAGTCTTCTTTTTAATTTCATAATCTTATTTTCTTTTTGTAGTTGTGCTTTGATATCTGCTTGGGTCGCTTCGCCAGCCGCAAATTGATAGTCTGAATTTGGTATGCTAAGATTACCAAGGTAGTTTGATAATGATTTGCTAATTTCTGATGAAGGGTCTTTTTCTATAATTCCTTTCCAATATGAATCTAAATCAATTGGATTAAATACTATTTTCCCATTACCAGTTTTCACAGGTATATCGCCTAAAATTAAAGTTTTTTGCAATTCGTACCCAAGTCCAACCGTCATAGCTCTTATCGGGACAGGAGTACCGATTCCTCCACCAGCAGCATGAGCAGCAACCGTAACTTTCCTTCCTGATTGTTCTATCGTGTTCTGAAAATTATATATTAATATTTCTTTTGTTACATCAATATTGTCTAGTTTTTTTAACTCTTCTATCTGGCGAGCTAAAATCGATTGTTCTTTTGCGTTTTCTGTGGCTTCTTCGTTATCTTCATCACCGCTAAGTTTTTGCTCTTCTTGTTGTCTTACTCCCGCAAGAACGCCAGCAACTATCTTCGTTGATTGTTCTGCTGTAACACCAGCAGAAATCAGTCTGTTTTGTGCTGTATCTGTCATAGTGAAGATTCGTTCCATGTATTGATCTGGCGTTTCGGCCATCGCTGATGACATAACTTGTTCTGGTATTTTGCTTGGATGTGCCATCAATGCTACAAAAATAAGCAAGGCTGGTAATCTAATTTTATCATAAATTTTACCCAATAATCCTTCTTCTACTAAAAAGCTTTGAAGCTCTTCGGAAATTACTTGGCGAAGATGTGCTTCGGTAATTATCATTTATTTATTTTTCCAGCCACCAGTCATTCCAATAAGACCAGATATATCTACACCAGGGTCGCTTGGATCTACTCCGGATAAAGGAGAGGCTGGAGCACCACCATTAGCACTCTCTTTCCCAGGCGCTGTAATAGGAGTTACGTTTTCAAATATGTTTATTCCGCCATATGAATTTTTGCTAACTTCTTCCAACATCTTTCTCCTTTCATTTAAATTCTTTTGTTTTTCAGCTAATCTTTCTTTGTGTAATGCTTCTTGCATAACTGGTGCTGATGTTCTAGTTGAAGTTGTTATCGCCGCTGAAGAAGTTTGTCTTATTATTTCGGTAATAACAGAAGCCAATTGTTCTTGAATTGATTCTTTTACAAGTTGCTTGACAAGAGGTTTTAAAATTTGTTTTAGTTCGGCAGTGTTCATTAAAATACCAATATGTTAATAAATAGAAAGCGGCACAACTTAATCATGCCGCTTTCTATTGTTTGTGATTTATTTCTTTTTAGTAAATGGCTTTAGCTTGTGGGATTCTGGTTTTGATTTAACACCTAAACCCATTTTAGCGGCAGAGCCACCTTTTGAACCACCTTTTAGCTTGGCTTTCTTTGCTTCGGCTAATTGGTGTTCTAACTTGGCAATTTGAGCATCGGCTGGGTCTATTGCTTCTACTACTTCTTCTTCTTCTTGAACGAGTTTATCTAGCTCTTCTTTTATGATACGTTTGAGAACTTCTTTGGTTAGAGTCATTTTATTTTATCCTTTTTTTTAAAATGTTGTTTATTAAATTGTTTATTTTTGTTTCTTTGCTTTCTGATAAGGACTTTCTTTCTTTCATCATAAAAGCTCCTTGTGTTGAAGGCTCGGAAACAATATCAAAACATATAAGTTGGAAATCATCTTCTACTACGGTATCGCCTTTGCTTTCTCTAACAGAGCCGGTGCCTCTTGAAGAAATTCCAATCTTAATATTTGCGTTAACTAATTCTTTCAATACTTGACCTGATGGAGTATTTAATACTTGTATTTTGCCCATTACATCTTTACCATCCCACCACACCTCGGTTACAAGATGAGAAACGTTGCGAAGATTTATAACAGATTGTTCTGGATGATCAAGTTCGCCCAAAGCTCTTCTTTCTTCAACAAGCTTTTTATATGCGTTCATTTCTCTTACAAGAATAGAATGAGGATAAACTCTTCCGTTGCCATTTTTAACATCTGATCTTTGTATAACACCAGACATTATTAATCCACCGTCTTTTACAAAACGTTTATCGGATTCTGTAAGAATATCTTCACAAACTCCGTTTGGACAAAGTTCATAGTATTCTGTTAGAAGTTGTTTAGACATT